ACGCCGCCTAGAGCTTCCAATCCCCGAGGGCTGGGACAGAACACTGACAGAGGCAGAAGTCGATGCGCTACTTCAAGAGGATCTTCAGCGGTTTCTTCCGGGGGTACTCCGACTATGTTCTGTGGTTCCTCTTAGCAATCGCCATCTGGCACTCGCTTCGTTCGCTTTCAATGTTGGGCTAGGCAACCTTCAGAACTCCACCCTCCGTATGAAGCACAACCGGGAAGACTATGAGGGAGCGGCTGAAGAGTTTAAGAAGTGGACGCTGGCTGGTGGACGAGAGTTGCCGGGGCTGGTGACTCGCAGGCATGATGAGAGAGCGTTGTACTTAAAGGCATAACCATGAAGCTGTCACACCCCCCAAAAACGCTGCCCGATGGCAGCATCGAGCCCGCGCATGAAGTTGAGGCGGTTTGCGCTCATTGCGGCTATGATCTGGATGCCGCCGAATTGAATGCAGATACGTGCTCTGATTGTGGAAACACGCTAAACTTAAAACAGTCTGTCGCCATACAAGTCACGACACTGCCGCCAATCTTTGGTGGGGTGCTTTAAGAGCGTGCCATGCCGCTAAAGAAACTTACGCTGAAGGCAGGGGTCAACCGCGAGAACACGCGGTACACCAACGAGGGTGGTTGGTACGAGAGCGACAAGATTCGCTTTCGCCAAGGTACACCTGAGAAGATCGGTGGATGGCAACGCATCTCTAGTACAACTTTCTTGGGTCTGTGCCGGTCCTTGTGGAACTGGGTAACACTCGGTGGAGTGAACCTGATCGGGGTGGGTACCAACCTCAAGTTTTATCTTGAGTCTGGCGGCGCGTACAACGACATCACGCCGTTCCGCGATGATGTGGTGCTGACTAATCCGTTTGAGACGTTTAGTGGCTCGCCAATCGTTGAAGTGACTGACGCCAACGGTGGCTACATTGACGGCGACTTCGTTTCGTTTTACCCCGCGATTACAGTCAATGGCGTAACCATCTACGGTCCGTATCAACTGACCATCTCAGGTGCAACGACATACACCATTGACGTAGGTACCAACGCCTCGGCCAGTGGCGCTGGCGTGGGCGGCACTGTTTACACGGTGTATCAGATCAACATTGGCCCCGCGCAAGTTGTGCCGCTCGTTGGATGGGGTGCAGGCCCGTGGGGTGCGGGTACGTGGGGGTTCGGGCAAGCCTCAACTGATGCCATCCGTTTATGGAGTCAGAGCAACTTCGGTGAAGACCTGATCTTTGGACCCCGAGGTGGGGGTATCTATTACTGGGATGCGTCATCAGGGTTCGGGGCAAACACGTTTTCGGCTACGGTTGTAAGCCCCACCGTCATCACGTCCGCTGCCGAATACCCTAACGGCACGCCGCTTCGCTTTGTACCGGACAGTGGAGCCACGATGCCCACAGGCATCAACCCTGCGCAGGTTTACTACGTGCGGAACGCGTCTGGTAGTGCGTTCAATATTTCTGCTACGCCGTCTGGGGCGCTGATCAACGTTTCGGGTGCGGCGGTCGGCACGTGTCGTGTGCTGCCCAATGCTTACGCCTTGGATACGTTTGGCGGGGCTTCGGATGTACCGACAAAACAGAACTTTATTCTTGTGTCGGACATCAACCGGTTTGTGTTTGCCTTCGGGTGCAACGATTACGCCTCGGCAACGGTGGACCCCATGCTTGTGCGGTGGTGTGACCAAGAAGACCCCTACAACTGGACCCCGGCTTCAACAAACCAAGCGGGCTTCCTGCGTCTGTCTCGCGGTTCGGAGATCATAACCGCTGTTCAGTCTCGCCAAGAGGTGCTGATCTGGACCGACGCTGCGTTGTATTCATTCCAGTATGTTGGCGCTCCTATCGTGTGGGGTGCGCAGCTCCAAGGCGATAACATCTCTATCGCGGGGCAGAACACGGTTGCTTTCGCAAACGGGGTGTCGTATTGGATGGGGAAAGACAAATTCTACAAATACGATGGTCGCACGCAGCCGTTGCGTTGTGACTTGCGTCGGTACATCTTTGAAGACATCAACACTGCGCAGTATCCACAAGTCTTTGCGGGTACAAACGAAGGTTTCAATGAAATCTGGTGGTTTTACTGCTCGGCAGCCTCCATGACAATTGATCGCTATGTGGTCTACAACTACATGGAAGATGTTTGGTACTACGGCACAATGGAGCGCACTGCGTGGTTGGATTCCGGGCTACGTAACTACCCGCTGGCTGCGACGTATGAAAACAACCTCGTGAACCACGAAGAAGGATTGGACGACAACATCAACGGCACCCCTGCGGCCATAACGGCGTACATTGTGTCTTCGCAGTTTGACCTTGACGACGGGCACAACTTCATGTTTGTCTGGCGGGTGTTGCCCGACATGACATTTGCCAACTCTACCGCCGTCGCGCCTAGCGCCACGATGTACCTGCTTCCGCTGCAAAACTCCGGGTCCGGTTACTCCGTGAATGCAGCAACAGACGCCAATCACTCGGTGGCAAACCAAAGCTACAGAACCATCACTCGTACGGTGGTGCTGCCTGTGGAGGAATTTACGGGGCAGATCTACACGAGGGTGCGGGGACGGCAGATGTCTGTTAAGGTTGAGTCAACAGATCTTGGGGTGACGTGGCAGCTCGGTTCACCCCGTCTCGATATGCGACCGGATGGACGTAGGTGACTTCCGCCGTACTTCAAAAAGTGCCCCCACCCGCGCTACCTCTTGCGCGAGAGGCGTACGACCGCCCGTATCAGGATCAGCTCAACAACGTTCAGCGGTTGTTCTACAACCGACTTACGCAGTCCTACAACGCGCTTATCAGTCCCCCGCTACCGGATCTGCCTCCCGGGGGGTCGAACTTGTACTTCCCCTACGCAGCCATACAGAGGACGACAGACAAAACATTTACAGCAAATACCGCTACCGAGATTACGTTCGATACAAATGACTTTTTATCTGCCTGCACAAACGACGGGACGAACGGGATTGGGGTTGAGGTAAGCGGCATCTACAACTACCAGTTCAGCGTGCAATGGCGGAACACTTCCGCTCAGATCCACGACGCATGGATTTGGTTAAGAAAAAACAGCACTAACATTGTTGGAACTGGTAGTCAGTTTTCAATTGTTTCAAGTCACGGCGGAGTTGATGGACACGCAATCGCAGCGGCTAACTTCTACGTGCAGCTTACTGCTGGCGACTTCGTTAAGATGTTTGCTGCAGTTAACAATACTGCGCTTGCTATGGAAGCGTACCCCGTTCAGACTTCGCCTTTTGCTATGCCGTCTATTCCGTCGGTCGTCGCAACCCTGTCTTTTGTGAGCGCGGTATAACATGACGCCTGAAGAAATCATCAAGATTGATGCTACGCGCAGAAACATTGCCGCCAAGCAATCCATAGGCCGCATCAATACGATGTTTCAGATGGGCGGTCAAATGGTGCAAGATGATAAGACATTGTTTACCTTCTTAAGCAACGGCAAAGGACTGGTACGGTTTCATGCCTATACCGCTGATGACCTAGACGGGCTTCGTGAAAGTCTAAAAAAGTTTGTCAAGCTCATGCAAGGAACCGGCGCTAGAGAGCTATTTGTTATCTACCCGCCTAGACCTAAGTACCTGTCGTTTTTAGAAAGCGTCTACGACGACCTTGGTCTTGAGCATCGCCAAATGCAGCATGAAAAAGCAATCATTCTGACCGCAGTATTGAAGGCAGAATAAACATGGACATTTTTGATTATTTGTTTGGCGGCGGGCTGGAAGATGATCTTCGTAGTACGGGGCGCTGGGTAGACAGTAATATTTTACAGCCTGTTGTACAAAACATTACGCAGTTAGTTGAAAATCCGCGAGCGTTAGCTTCAATCGCAGTCAATCTTGCTTTCCCGGGTTTGGGCGCTGCGGTTGGATCTTCTGTGTTGGGTCTGGTTGGCGCATCAAGTAATGCAATTGCCTCGGCGTTGATTGGCAATACGCTTATCAATACTGCGTTAAACAAAGGAGATATACGCGCTGGGCTGTTGCAAGCGGTAGGAACAGAGCTGGGCGGACTGGCGGCTAAAGAAGTATCAAAGCTAGTTGATACTAGCGAAATATTGGGGCGCTCAATCGTCCGTGCCACCGAAGGAGCAATTAAATCAGGATTTACTGGGCTTGCGCGGAATGAAGATCCGCTTAAGGCTTTGTTAACAGGCGGATTGTCCGCAGGGCTTGCTTCTTCAGTGCTTGACTCAATCAGTCTGGCAATGAAAGACACGCCCGGTTTAAGTGTGTTGGATTCCAAAGATCCGTTTACGCGTGCTGCTAGATCTGCACTTGGCGCTGCGATTTCTGGGGAAAGTGGGTCTAAAGCCTTTTCGGCTAATTTGATTGGATCGGTGCTATCTTTAGGCAAACCATTTGTCAACGATTTATTTAATATTGATGAAGACGCCCCTACGATCCAAGCGGGCAAAGAGATGTCCGAAGCGCGACAGAAGCTCGATGAAAAATCCGGTCCGGGCACGCGATATGGGGACGCACTGAGTACAGCAAATACACTCGCAGATGGTGCAGATATATATCTAGAACGTGTCCAACCTATAGTTGCACAATTAAGCAAAGATATAGATGCCCACCTTTTGGCCGGTGCCGTAGGTGGAAATAATTCATGGTACGCAAATACGCGCTACCGGGACTTTGACCGCAGAAAAGCTGAGTGGGACGCCGAATACAATAGGTTAACAAACACAAAGTCCGGGTACGTGAACGAATATATAAACAATTACGTCACGCCGTTTAATGCTGCTATGGCGATTGTAAAGGAAGAGTACCCTTCGGTAAAACCTCTGGAAGCCGCATATGACACAGCCCTTACAAAGTTTGAAACGCAAGTTGGTAAGTTTCAAACCCAAGAACTGCAAAACACGGCGTTTTTGTCAAACATGCTCGACAACGTATCGCGCGCTAAGGATCTTTTTAGACAGGCGCGGGGCACAGAACTGCCCGATGATGCCCTTGCGGACTACATACCCAAGGTTACGCGCACGGATCTGAGCCCTCCAGAGCCGGAGGCATTGACGCGCCTGATCAACGAAGTAGAAGTTAAGCGCATCAATCCGGAATTCAATCCGGAGATCTTCGTTAAGGCGAACGATCTCAAGACTACAGATCCGTACAAGGCGTATCTGGACTATGGTCGTCAGCAGGGCATGATTTCGTCTAAGCCCGAGCTGGATATGGCAATCAGTGCGGAGCGTACCCGGCTAATCAACCAAGCCGCAGATGTAGCGGGGCTTGCGAGCGGTGCACAGTTGCCGCAGGAAGTGACCGCTGCTATGAGTCGGTCGTTAGATGAGCAATACGGATCAGATCTAAACAAATGGAAAGACGCTAGCCTCAAGTCGTGGGACGACATTGGCGGGTTAAAACTTAACACGAAGGAAAGCCAAGACCTCAATAAACCAACGGTGATTGATGTCAGCGGGGTCGGCACAATAGCTGGGCTAGAAGGACAGAATGCGGGCGAATTGCGGCAAGGTTTAGAAGCCGAATTGTCCCGAATTAAAATGTCAGCGCCGTCTGGGCTGCGACTGGGGACAGAAGCAGAGCTTGCAAACGGAACAGCGACAGAAATCGTGCTTCCAAATGGCGTTCGTGCGGTGGTTGTGGACGAGCGGAGTGCGGGGCAGTTGCCAAAACAAGATGTTGACCCAGTTGCTTTGGCTCGGTCGCTAGAAAAAGATGAAGACTTAGCAAAGTTTGTAAGTCCGTTGATGCAGATGATGTCACCAGAAGAGCGTCCGCCTGCACCCGGTGAAGTCAAACCGCTGCCAAGAACGGTAGCCGATATTCTAAAAGACATCGGAGCGCGCGAATCCAATCTGCCAAAAGTCATTCCGCAGTTTATTAAAGACGCGTATGACAGCACGCAGACAGCACAGGGCGTTGGGATCAAAGCGTTTGGCAACATCCTGCAATCATTTAATGGCTTGGTGACGTTGGCCGGTATCAATCCTAAAACAACGCCGCTGGGAAAACTTGCGGATAGTTTGATTGAAGTAGGTAAGGCAAAGACATCTGAGGAATACCAGACTGCTGTCAAGAGCATGAGCGAAAACCTTGCCAAAGCGCAAGGTGTCGGCGGTGCGGCGAAAGCAATTTGGGAAAACTTTAAGAACACGCCGGTGGAGTTTCTGTCGGAAGTTGTGATTTCCGAAGGACTACAAGAAATTGTTCCGCTGTTGATCGGCGGAGGGGCCACAACTTTTGCGCGTGGTCTGGCGTTAGCACGGGGGATGGGGACCACCGCTGCTCAAAGGATTGGTGCGCGTACGGGATTGGCTGCTGCCGGGGTATCCGATATAGCAGAAAGCGCCGGGGGGTCGGCGGCTGGCGCGTTTGAAGAAGCGTACAACATTGCTACCAAGAAACTTGGTATGTCGGAGGCCGAGGCTACCAATGTCGCTCTGGATGTTGCCAGTCGTTCAGGCACTATATCTGCACTTGTCACGGCAACGACGCTCGGGCTTGGCGGTCAGGCACTTGAAAAGGCATTGATTGGAGGAACGGGGAGGGGCACGTTCGCCAACGCCATCGATGAAATAGCCGCACGAGTCAAACAGGGTGGCACGATTACCCTGCGTGAAGGCGTAACCGAAGGCATTGAAGAGGGCATTACTACAGCGTTTACGGAAAGCCAGCTTTACAAGCTCGATCCCACCCGCGATGTCGGGGCCAACATTGCCAGCTCTGCCATCCTTGGGGCGATTGCCGGAGGCGGGATTTCCGGCGGTGCGTACGGTGCATCTGCTGGCCGCGACATTCTGTCAAATGTGTTGAGTCAAAACCCACAGGTCAGGCAGATTGTTGATAACGCCCCAGATGCGGCGGCAGCAGAGACGCAATTGGGGCAATTAGGGATCAGTGTCAACACAAGCGCAGAATTACTGAACCCAAGGTTCGATGATCAATACGTCAGTTCTCAAGAATCCTATGACGCGCTGCGTACAAATACCGGGTTCGCCCCCAGTGATGCAGATGTTGCTCAGTTCACGGGTAAGCGGCCTGAAGCTACGTTGGCCGATGATGTAACCAAGTACATCGATCCCCGGGTTGTGACCGAGCAGGAAGCCAGAAACGCATATGCCGACATTGGCATTACAAACCCCACGCAGGCAGAGATTGATCGATACACCGGCCAGCGTGATCAGCTTCAGACCATCCGAGACATTCAAAGCGAAGTAGGGCCGCAGGCAACCACTACGTCTGAAGCGGATGCGTTATTTAAACAACTTGGGTACACCGCCAAGCCGGAAGAACTTACGCAGTTTACGGGCCGCGTCAGTGATGCGGACGCCAAAACTAAGATTGAGCAGTACGTTGACCCCCGTCAAGTCACGACGCAGGAAGTACAAGCAGAAATGACCCGCCTCGGGTATACGCCTCCGGCGCGCCCAACTTCGTGGGATGTAGGCACTGCCCAAGCATTGGCAACACGCAAGCAATATGCCCCGCAGTATGACTGGAACGGAGATGGTCGTATTACGTCATCAGACGTTCTAAATCTGCAAAAGGCTTCGCAAGGTAGCGCAACAGATCCTCCGGCGGCAGGAGTGCCATTCAGCGGTACCGATGAATTAGCTCAGTTTGTTCGGCAGGGCGCAGACGTGTCGCAGCAAGATCTGTTAAAGCAGATCAGCACATTTGTTGACCCCAAGGTTTTGGACATTCAAGAAGTCAAAGACGCTGCTGCTGCCGAAGGGTATACGCTTACCGATGAACAAGCGCGTGCGTTGGCTGGGCAACGAGATGAAGCAACTGCAATCACCAATCTGCGTTCTGCCTACGATCCTCTTGCGGTGACCGAACAGGAGGCCCGAGACGCCTTTGCTGCACAGGGCTACACGCCGTCTGCTGCGGATTTGGCAAAGTATATTGGTATGCGCAACGAAGGCAGCACGCTTTCGGATATTGTTGCATTCGCCGATCCCAAAGCCGTAACCAACGCCGAAGCACGCCAATTCTTCGCTGATCTTGGCTACGTTCCGACTGATGCGGAAGTTTCACAATTCGTCAAAGTTGCTGATGAGTCGGGCATCAACACGGCGGTGCGGCAATACGTCGATCCGCGACAGGTCACTCGTACTGAAGCCGCACAGATGTTCCGCGATCTAGGCTATACGCCTACTGAGGACGACTTCAAAGGCTTCGTAAAACAGGGCGCAGACGTATCACAGGAGCAGATTAAGTCGCTGCTTGATCAATACGTTGACCCGCGCATGGTTGATGAGGCCGAGGTGCGTGCTGCGTATAAAGCCTTGGGGCTAGAGACACCCAAACAAGCGGATGTTGATCGGCTTGTGGGGCAGTACGCAGAAACAGAACTTGGCGGGCGGGCAGAGACTGCGCTTCCTGTTGCACTTTATAACTTGTCTCAAGAGCAGATTGCTGGCAAAGCAACCAAGGCGGACATCGATACAGCAATTTCCAACATCAAGTTTCCGGCTGGAATCAGCAAAGAAGACGTATCAACAATCGTACAAAACGCATTCGACGCCAATCCGGGGCTTAGTAAGGCCGACGTTCAAGGAGTGGTTGACGCTGCAATTAAGCTCTTACCGGCTGCACCTACGATTGCCGATATTACGGCAGCGTTTACAGAAACCACCAAGACGTTCGCTACTAAGGCTGATATTGACACGGCAATATCCAACATCAAGTTTCCGCCGGGGATTAGCAAAGAAGACGTAACGACAGCGATTACGGATTACATGACGAAGAATCCGGGGCTGACGTTAGAACAGGTAGCTACGAAGATTACCGATGCTACGGCAGGTCTGGCGACTACCGAAGCGGTGAAGACTGCAATTGGCGATGCTTTGAAAGGTTACGCCACTACAGCAGATATCAATACTGCTATTGCAAACATCAAGTTCCCACCCGGGCTTAGCAAGGAAGACGTTACTAAGGCCATAACGGATTACATGACGAAGAATCCGGGGCTGACGTTAGAACAGGTTGCGGGAAAAATTGGTGACGCGGTTTCGGGGTTGGCGACTACTCAAGGTGTTAAGGATGCTATCAGCACCGCGCTGACCACGTATGCAACCAAGGAAGATGTCACCACTGGTCTGGGCAACGTTAAGGATGCCGTACTGGCAAAGCTCGGAGAGTATGAGCTTGCCGGTATTGCGAGAGACGATGCTATCGGTTTGGCGATCTCGGATTTGGCAGATGAGCTTGGCCTTAGCGAACAGAGAATCACCGATCTTATTGGTACGCCTTCTGTCGCCGACGATCCTTCTACCCCGGCTAATGAAGCCAAACCGGCCACAGGGATCTATGAAGCATTAGAGCGCACAGACCAAAACATTGCCGACACGCGAGATCTGCTCGCGAATGTCTTGGGTACGCCTGCCGTACAGGATGACCCGGCTACTCCAGAGAACGAAGCCAAACCGGCTACCGGGCTGTATCGGGAACTTGGTCTAACCCGCGATGATGTGGCCGGACTGGAACTGGATATTCTCGGTCGGCTGGGTGAATACGAGGACGCTGGCATAGCCCGAGACGATGCGCTTCAGCGGGCGTTTGGCGATACGATTGGAACGCCGTCTGTACAAGACGACCCCAATACGCCGCAGAACGAAGCCAAGCCAGCTACTGGCGTTTACTCCGCAATCGAGACGACCCGGGCGGATGTGCAGGCATCACAAGATGCTGTCATCAGGTTGATGGGAGAGTACGAGAAAGCGGGGCTGTCCAGAGATCAAGCCCTTCAGTTGGCGATTGGCAACGTTGCCACCCAGTTAGGGACAACTGAACAAGCCTTAACTGGTAGGTTGACCGGGATAGAACAAGTTATTGGCCGCCCCCGTGCTGAGCCTACGCAGGCAGATCTTGACTACATCACTCAGACCCTTGCAGCGGGGCAGACGCCAGACGTTACCTATGACGTAACCGGCGACAAAAAGGTTGACGAAGCTGATCGACTGGCAATCTACAACTACATCATGCGGGTTCCGGGGGCTCCTCCTCCGGGTGCACCAGAAGGTACGGTCGGAGAGATCGCTCCATTTCTTCCTGCTGCAACGTCTCGGTGGGCACCTACGGGGTTGTTTGGGGAACTCGCATCCGGGCAGGCGGCGTTACAGAAACAGATTGCAGACGAAGCAGAGGCCACTCGCGCTGCCAATCAAGCGGCGGCACTACGCAATCAGCGGATGGGCAACCTGAACACCATGATGCAGATGTTGGGGCAGTCACCTGATGTTGCAGGGCAACAAGTTACCGTTAAAGCGCCTGATCCACTGAAGCTCGGATACGTCTATGATTGGGGTAGCATCTTCGCCAACCCCCAGCAGGAAAAAATGTTTGCAACGCCATATGCAGAGGGTGGGCCTGTTAAAGACCCATTGGCAACTAACAGTGAATTGCTGAAAATTTTGAGGGGTTGATATGGACGATTTTGACACTGGTTTTGGAAGCTGGGACCCTGCTGGGGATTACACCTATTGGGAAGATCTCGCAAATATCCACCCAGAAGTCACCGCAACTGATATTGCCGGAATGGCAAACCTTGGGTACACACCCACCCAAATTCATGGCATATCTAATACGTGGGGTGACTTGGTTAGGCGCGGCGTTGCTGCACTGTTTTTAGATAAAGACGAAAACGTTGACTGGCGTAAGGTTGCTGCCGCTGCGGGGGGTCTATATGGGCTTTATCAATCCGGTCGCCCGCAAGAAAAAGTTGGGTATCAAGGAAAAATTCCGTCGTACACGGCGGTGCGAGAAGCGGTATCCGGCAGTCAGTACGATCCTACACGTCGCCCCGGTAGTGGCGGACAGCGGTATTTTTCAGATGTTCGATACGCCGTGCCTACTGACGCTGAAGCCATGACCGCAGCTCGGGAAGCGGCAAAATCAGAAGCTGCCGGGTTGGAAGCCTTGAATCGCAGTAACCCAGCGCGAGAAGGCCGCGCGGCAACAGAAGAAGCCGCTGCCAAAGGTGCGGAGTCCCAAGAAGTACGTGAGGGGACGGATGCCTCCGACGTTATCAAAACAGTGCCAGTGCCGAAGTATGCGTATGGTGGGATCGCCAATCTTGCCAAGGGTCGGTACCTCAACGGTGCAACCGATGGTATGGCGGACAAGATTCCGGCTAACATAGATGGTGCGCAAGAAGCACGACTGTCTCATGGGGAGTTTGTCATCCCCGCCGACGTAGTAAGCCACCTTGGTAACGGCAACTCAGAAGCTGGGGCGCAACGCCTTTACACTATGATGGACCGTATTCGGAAAGCCCGCACCGGTACCGCTAAACAGGGCAAACAGATTACCCCCAACAAATTTTTGCCCGCGTGAGGTAAAGCATGAGCAACGGAACCACAACCACTGGCGGAAGTGCAGGTTCAACTCAAACCGGAGTTGGGCAACAGACCGGCACCGAATCCTCCCTTTCCAACTGGGCGGGGCCTTACGTCACGGAAATGTTGGGTCGGGGGCAGGCGCTCGCAAGTCAACCGTATCAAGCCTACACCGGACCGCTGACCGCAGGTCCCTCGGCTGTTCAATCTCAAGCCTTTCAAGGCATTGCTGGGTTGACGATTCCAACCGATCAAATGAAGGCATTTACGCCGACCCAGTTCTCTGCGGCAGATGCACAACGGTTGATGAATCCGTACCTCCAAGCATCTTTAGAGCCGCAGATTGCCGAAGCCCAACGCCAAGCCGCAATTCAAAATCTTGCAAACCGCACGGCGGTGACTCGGGCCGGTGCATTTGGTGGCGGTCGCGGTACGTTGATGGAGTTAGAAGGGCAACGGAACTTATCCTCAAACCTTGCCAACATCACAGGGCAGGGATACCGCCAAGCCTACGATCAAGCTATGGCGCAGTTCAACCGTGAGCAAGAACAAGGATTACAAGCCACTCGTGCAGCACAAGATTTTGGGTTGGCTGCGCTTCAAAGACAGGCCGATTTCGGTGCACAACAACGCGCCATCGAGCAGCAGGGAATTGAAGCGGATATTGGTCAGTTCAAAGAAGAACGCGACTATCCGTACAAGCAAGTGCAGTACATGCAGTCACTATTGCAGGGATTGCCGGTGGCAGCGCAAACCTATTCCTATTCACAACCTAGCGCGCTTTCCAGCATGCTTACGCAGGCGGGAGGCATCATGGATTTGTATGATCGACTGTTTGGTACACGACCCGCTACGCCGCCCGCTACGCCGCCCGCATCAGGAGGTTAAACCATGATGGCACCTAACGCACAAGGTCTTATGGGACTTATGGCTCAAGGGCGAGCCCCCCAGCCCGGACAACCCCCAATGCCGTCTCCTATGAAAGCCAGCCCCATGGCGGGGCTTGGCTCGGTTGAAGATCGTGTAGCTGCCTATCGCGGTAATTCGAAGCCGCTTGAGGATCGCTACGCCATGTCGCAAGACCTGCTTGATTTGCTTGCGCTTCAGCAGATCAAATCAGAGCGTGAATCGGCTGCACGCCAGATGCAGATGCAGATGGCTCAACAGCAAGTCGCAGAAGGTCAAGCGCCTATGACTGTTGCTCAGCAGCGCGAAAAAGAAGTTATGGATTTGACCAAGACCGAGCTTGCGCAGCAGCGTGGCGAAACGGCGGGTCAACAACAGCAGCAACAGCAAGACAACATGAAGAAGTTGTTGAGCGGGATTGCCCAAGCTCCCGGGGCTGCGGCTGCGGCGCAACCACGAATGATGGCTGCGGGTGGGATCGTTGCGTTTAAGGAAGGAGATCCAGTAGAGGACCCCCGCCGTGCACGACGCGAAGGCGAGTCTTTTATGGACTATCGTAGACGCATGATGGAACTTGATACCCAACTGCGGCGCGAACGTGACCAGCAGCGGCGTCAAACTAGCGAAGCGGAACGTCAACGGCGTCTTGCGGAACGTGGTGAAGTTATTCCACCTAGTCCATTTTTGGAGCGTGCACCGTTACCGGAACCTAGGGAACCGATTGCACCGGGGGTCGCCGATCCGCGTGAAGAACAAGCGTTGCGTGGGGTTTCAGTTGCCCAAGGGGCCGCTCCCGCTGGTCCGTCTGCTCCGCCCGCTCCGCCCCCTCCGCCCGCTGCCGCTGGTCCCGGTGCTCCCGCTGCTCCCGCTGCTCCTGCTTCTCCTGCCGCTCGGGCCGAGATGCCGCCCCCTGCTACGGGAGGGGCTCTCGCTACTGGGCTTGCTTCGCTCAATTTACCAGCGGGAGAATCCGCCATTGCTGGGACACCCACTGATCCGCTTGCGCAACTTCTTCGTAGAGAAGCCACAGCGGGAATGACCACTGATCCACAAGCTGTACGATTAGCGGAAGAAAAACGGCAACGTGACTTGTTAGCGTTCCCCGAAGAACAGCGGCGTCGGCAACAACAAGTTGATTTAATGCAACGTATGTATGAACAGGAGTTCGATCCAGAGCGTCAACGACAGGAAGGTTTGAAGCGGTTCTTGATCGGTGCAGGTGGACGACGCTACGGTGAGTTCGGCGCTGGCGCTGGTGCTGCCATGGGGTATGACGAGGCACAGCGTAGACAACAACTGGAGCGTGCTAAAGGCTTAGAAGAGATGCGTCAAGGCATCTTTAGTCTTCAGAAAGGTGCAGTCGAAAAGGGGATCGCCGGGGGTCAATCCGCGTATGAAAAAGAACAAGAGCGGCGGCGTCAAGCGATGGCGTCCGGGGCAACACAATACTCGACGGAAAGCGGTGCGTTGCAGCAAGGTCTTAACCGTGAGCAACAAGCTGCGACTGCAACTCTTGATCGGCAGTCTCGTGAACGTATTGCGGCTGAAAGCGCACGCCTACAAAGCGAAACTAACAAAGCAATGCGTGAAGGTAACTTGCTACAGCGCCGCGAGAGCTTGATCCGTGACTATGATCGTGCTGAACAAGTAGAAATTCGCGGGCTTAACAATGGTCCGACTGCAAAAGCTATTGCTAATCTTGAACAGCTTCGCGCAATGAACGAAAGCGCGTTTACGCCTGCTCAGAAGACTCAGCTTGCAAACCTAAAACGAGAGTTGGAGGAGCAGCGCGACGCCATACGCACAATCTTTGACGCAAGTCGTGAACGCCTTAATATGATGATGCGTGGGGGCGGTGGTGAAGCTGGGGGTGTGTCACTCAGCGCAGCGGACAGGGCGCTCATTGACAAATACAAAAGGTAAGTGCTATGAATCTTCGAGATGTGTTGGCTGCGCTGCGTAACGCAGACGCAGCAGGTGACGTATCCGCAGCGCGTCGTTTAGCACAAATTGCAGAGTCATTGCAGGAGGTCGAGCCTACCCCCGCTGCGGATCGTTTGCGGCAGTTACGTGAACGCCAGCGCGCTGCGCTACAACCCCCTCCCGAAGAGCCGCAGGTCAAACCTGAAACCACGGTCGGTGGCAACGTCAAGGAATTCTTCAAAGGCGTCGTCCCCGGTGCCATTGGCCTTGCAGAAACCGCAGGAACTGGTATCGCAGCCATGCTGCCGGAGGAAACCGAGCGGGCAGCGCGGGAGAAGATAAAGAGCGTTGCAGGTGCTGCGAAGAAACCGTTTGAGGCAGGTGCGGGGTATGAAGAATCTGTGGGCCGTCGCCTCGGTGAAGGTGTGGGCTCCTTACTTCCTATGGCACCGCTGGCGTTCCTCGGCCCAGCGGGTATCGCGGCAGGTGTCGGTGTAGGTCTTGCCGCCGGTGCAGGCGAAGCCCGCGAACGCGCAGAGCGTGGTGGTGCAACAGAAGAACAGAGACGCGCTGCAACAGGGTTGGGTGTCATCCCCGGTGGATTTGACGCGGCCATTGACATGGCGCTTGCGGCGTTTCCGGGCGGTGCGGGTAGGGCAATTGGGTTCATTCGACGTGCATTGATCTCGGGCGGCATCGAAGGCGCTACTGAGGCAGCGCAGGAAGTTGCACAAAACGCAATCGCCAAGGGGGTGTATAAGCCTGAGCAGGAACTTCTTACTGGTGCAGGCGAAGCGGGGGCCACGGGCGCAGGGGTTGGTGTCATCGCCAGCTTGCTTCTTGATATGGCAATCCCCGGACGACGTGGTGCCGGGGCTCAACCAACTACGCCTACCGCACCCACTACACCTACCGAAGAAGAATCAAAGTCCCCACTTCTTCTTGGCTACGAGAAGCAACCGTTCACTCCGTTCGTGGCAACGGACGGCTCTGTCATAACTACGCAGGCAGAGTTTGACGAGTACAGCAAGCAGAAGGGTAAAGAAGCCGCACAATCAGAACTTGAGGCAGCGCGGGTACAACGCCAACGCGAAGCCGATTTGCGTACGTCTGACCGGTTTGCAGGGGTTGATCCCGTTACGTTAGATCTTATGCGGCGGGGTAAAGAAGCCGGATTGACCGAAACGTTTGCAGGTGCACGCGAAGGTGAAGCTGGACTGCTGTATCCCGCTGAGCCGGGGCAAATCGAAATGCCGTTTGAACGCGGCGGTCCGCGTGAAGAAGCGCGTGCAGCCGAACCCACTCGCGCAGAAGAACCTGTGGACACCGCGCAACAGTTGGGCCTTGATCTCCAAGGCGGCATGACCGTTGATGACCTCATCAACGATATGTATGCGCAGGATGCGCGAGATGCTGAAGCTCGTGCCGAGCGGGCAAAAGCCGACGCGGCGAAGGCAAAAGCTGAACGTGAGCGGCTAAAGTTTGAATCTGACTTGGCCGAAACCGACGCACGATTGCAGGCTGCACGTGAGAAAACATCACAAGATAGGCGGCTTGAAGTGCTGCTGCCGATCATCGAGTCAGACGTACAGAACATACCAAAAGCGTTTGTACAAAAGCTCAAACTTGAAGGGTTCGTTAGACCGAACTTGACTGAGCGAGAACGCAACCTTATCAACCGTGCTTATGACTTGCGGTTGATGGAAAAGCCCGCCCCTGAAGCGGAGCCCACTGCGCCTGCCGAATCGGCAGAGATGGAAGCTGCCATCCCCGAAAAGAAAGAAACACGCGAGCCGGAGCAGATCGGGTTCCCGGGTATGGGCAAGCCCAAGGGTGCAGCGCCCCAAGCCTTCTCCGAGGAGGAGTTGGCTGCGCAAGAAGAGAAACCGTTTGCCACCAAGTTGACTGCGGATGTGCTTGACAGTACGGGGTTGCCGAAGCAATCTGGGTTCTACAAGCAATTGCTGGGCATGGACATGGCTGATCCCAATCAGCAACCTGCGATTGCAAACATCTTTGCCAAGGTCCGCGCCAACCCCAACGTAACGCAGAACACCAAAGACGCCATCGAGCGGATGGCTATGCAAGCGTTTGGTGGGTTGGCAAAGCAACGTGAAATGTTTGGGCCACGCGGTGGCGTTACGCCGACACCCCCCAAAGGTGAGAAGGCTACAAAAAAGGAGGCTGAACGTGGAGAGCCAAGTGGACAAGAACGAGGACGTGGTGCGGACACGGGAGATGTCGGTGCACGAGCTGGAGCTGGCGCTGAAGGTGGCAAAGAAGGCAAGCGAGAATCAAGGGCGGCTGGAACTGCTGCTGGTGCCGCCCGAACTGAAGCACCTAAACCATCTGGAATGGGAGATCGTGGCAAACCTGCTGGTGTCGCTGGAGTGGGAGAAGGGCGTAAGCCGGGTGCACTGAAGGAAACGCCGCAAGGGCGCGTGTTCCGCGAAGGTAAACCCGCAGGGGCTAAGCAAGTCAAGCCGAAAGGCGAAGCGCCCGCTGACCGCGCTGCAAACACCTATGTTGCACTAGCCGAAGACTTCAACGATACCGGCACAGGTGTTGATACCGCGCTGCGTATGCTTGCTGCCGACATTTACTACGCATCGATGCCCGATGCGCGTGGGCATCTTGAAGCAGGGCGGCACCTCAATCTACTTGCCGAAGGCAAAATGCCAGACTTCAAGTTTGGTAAAACAAACGCTAACGGCCCGGGTACAAACGGCAAGTTTGCTGAGCAATACTACAAGTCGTTGTCCAAAGAACAAACTGAGAAGTTTCTCAAATACTATAAAAAATTTCTGGAGGAAGAGATTGGATCGGCAGGGTTTGTAGACGCACTGAACACGGCGCAATACGAAGTTCGATACAAGCAGTCGTTTGAGAACGACGAGTTGGCGGCTGAAGCGGTGCGTGTATTCCGGCCACTACATCCACGAGTCGAGCAGGCGTTGAAGGCCAACAATCTTGTTGATGCACTCATGAAGTTTGCCAGCAACTTGCTAGGCCGGAACGCGCAGATTGCGCGGGCACTTGCGGGGGCGTTGGGTGGCGTCAAGGTTGAGATCGTCAAAGACCTGCGTGCACCGTCCGGTGCCAGTCTTGCCGGAGACTATAACCCCACGACCAACACAATCCGCTTGGATGCTGAGCGTGGGATGAACGCTCATGCGCTGTTGCATGAAGCCGTGCACGCTGCCGTGCATAAAGTTCTTAGCAATAAGAGTCACCCCCTCACTAAACAACTGACAAATTTGTTTAACAGCGTCAAGGGATCGCTTGATACGGCGTACGGCGCAAAGTCGTTGGATGAGTTTGTGTCCGAGGTGTTCAGCAATCCTGAATTCCAGCAGAAGTTGTCACAGATCAATCCGATGGGTGGTCCGCTCAGTGCGATGCGGCAGTTCTTCAACGCGGTGGGTAACTTCCTGCGGCGCATGATTGGTATGCCATCCAAGAGCGTGGGGTCCGCGCTTGACGTTGCAGATGTTCTCATCATGCAGGTCATTTCGCCGGGGATGGCGATCAACGGCTCGATGTACGAAGCGTCGGTGCTTGGCACAGCGAAGAATGTATTCCGTGCAATGGATGATCGCATCTTGACGATGCCCGGTATGGGCAATCAGTTCGTTGCCAACTTCTATAACTTCCTACGCAGCACGGTGCCGAACGCCGCAAAAAATATCGTGCTGAAGAGTTTGCCGGTCAATGCGCTGACGGACGTTGCGCAAGACAACGGCATTCCGATGGCAAAGGAACTCGACACTCTAGAGAAGCAGTGGAACGGAGCAATTGACGAGCGCCGCCGTGCAGTCGATGCCACGTATAGCGTTCTACAGAAATGGATCAAGGGCAACCCGGCTAAGGAAGCGTTACTCAACAAAATGATCTCTGAGTCCACGCTGGATGAAGTTGACCCAAGCAAGCCCCGCAGCAACTACAAAGACAAGCAGACCAAAGGCAATGAAGACAAGCAAGTAGTGTGGGACAAACTACAAACGGATTGGAAGGCGCTTGGCCCGGATGGGCAAGCCATCTACAAGCAGTTGCGTGACAGCTATGCGGAGTCACACGAGAAGCTGATCGATCTACTTTTTAGCCGCATCAGTGCGTCAGTCAAAGATCCGGCTGAGGTGACCAAGCTCCGCAACGAGGTCTATCAACGGTTGGCGATAAAAGGAAAGATCGAACCGTACTTCCCGCTGATGCGGCAAGGTGATCACTGGGTTACATTCCACGCCAAGGGGCCGGACGGTAACTTGGAATACTACAAGATGGCGTTTCGCACGTCGGTTGAACGCGACCGTGCAATGAAAGAGTTGGCAGTGACCCCCGGGGTTGATGCTAAGACCATTCAGAAGTCTGCGCCTACCGCGAAACAAGATTACAAGTCGGCACCCTCCACGTCGTTTGTGAACAGTGTGCTGAAGGTGCTTGATGCAAACGGCGTTGCTCCAAATGTGACAGATGAGATCATGCGGGTGTTTCTTGACACGCTGCCTGAATCATCGTTCGCGCAGTCGTTCCGCAAACGCTTGGGTACGCTGGGCTTCATGACCGATGCGTCGGAAGTGTTCTACAAAAAGTCCATGAGCATGGCGCATCAGCTCGCCAATCTTGAGTACAGCGCCAAGATGTACAAGCTGCGGGATCGAATGGAGGAACACGTTAAAAAGCAAACGGAAAACGAACAGACGCGGATGGTGTTTGACGTGTTGGATGGGCACATCAAATCAATGGTGTCGCCTAACATCTCTCCGTTTGCTAAAGCGGCAACTTCTACCGCGTTTGGGTTTACGCTGGGCTTCAATATATCGTCGGCGCTGGTCAACACCACACAGTTACCGCTGGTCATCATGCCGTATCTGGGCGGGCAATACGGCTACGGCCAAGCAAACAAGGCAATCGGTGCAGCAACACGATTGTTTTTTGGCAGCGGTCTGAAGCGCAAGGCAAAGACCGTAGGCGGAGGTGACCCGGCAGAACTCAAAGCGGGATACTCAATCGACAACTATCCATATCTTGACTTTGACAAGGCAGTCGAAGCGCATGTCAAACGCTTTGGGCGGCAACCGACTGAAGCTGAGCGGCTCAAGATGGCGGAGAAGTTGGGAATGTCGCCAGACATCCTTGAGATGCGTGAGCTTTCTGATCTGGCAAGTTCGTATGGGCTGTTGAGTCGTTCCATGACCAGCGACGTGCTTGAATCGGGCACCGCTGATTCTCCGTTAGCCAAAGTCAACGCATGGTCGGGGTTTGTGTTTCACCACGGCGAACGGATGAACCGGCAGATTTCACTGATCGCGGCGTACCGGCTTGAGCTTGACCGGATGCGTAAAGAAAACCCCAAGCTGACCGCTGAAGATCGTGAAGCGGCTGCACGTAAGGCAGTGGAGTTGACTGAACTTTTGAACGGTGGAGCCTCTGCCAACAGTGCGCCGTTGCTTGCTAAGAACTCACTAGGCAAAATGGTTTTCATGTACAAGCGATACGGCGTATCGATGTACTACATGCTGTTCAAGACAACGCGGGATGCCATCGCATCAGAAGACAAAGACGTACGAGCAGCGGCCAAACGTCAGATTGCCGGGGTCTATGGGATGTCCGCTTTGCTGGCCGGAGTTCAAGGCGTGCCAATGTTTGGCATCCTAGCGGCGCTCTATAACTTGTTTTTGAAAGAAGACGACGAAGACGATTTCGAAACGTCCGTTCGGAAGTACACGAGTGAGGGCCTGTTCAACGGTGCACTCAACTACCTGACCGGCACTGCGATTGCCAGCCGGATCGGTCTGACCGACCTGCTTTTTCACAGCACCGGCTATCGCAGCCAAGACAACGAGATCCTTAGCTTCTTGCAGTTGGTCGGGGGTCCGGTGTACGGCGTGGCGGATCGCATGATACGCGGCGCAAAACTTATCTCGGAGGGGGAAGTTCAGCGTGGGCTGGAGCAGGTGGTGCCTGCGGCAGCGGGTAATGTAATGAAGGGCTACCGCTTTGCAAGCGAGGGCGCCAACACCCTACGTGGCGATCCGATTGTTGGCGACATTGGCGTAGGGCACTCCTTGGCGCAAGCCTTCGGGTTCGCTCCTGCGGAGTACATTCGTCAGTTGGAAGTCAACGCCGTTGAGAAGAACATTGAGCGCAGCGTACTTGAGAAGCGTACAAAGCTGCTCAAACAGTTCTACGTGGCGACCCGCATGGGAGACTCTGAGGGTGCGTCAGAGTACATGCAAGACTTGTTGAAGATGAATGTGAAGCGCCCGGGGCTTGTCACTGCCGAAACTATTTTGAATTCAATGGCTCAGCACATGCGCACGTCGGCAACGATGTACCACGGCATCACGTTGAACAAGCTGTTGCGCGATGAGTTGTTGCGCAACGCGGCGGAGTTTGACCGGGATGTCTCGATCTTCAGCGAGGATTAAAAAAGAACCCCCGGGCAAGCCGGGGGCAACCATTCCCTGAAGGAGAACCATGAAGCAGATTTCATGGTATCACAGGATGCGCCAAAAGCGTACCCCCCACCTACCCCCTTCTATGTGAATGCGGCATTCCCACACCCAATCGTGGCGGGAAGCGATCTCATGCACCTGCCGCACGCACTCCACACTGTTAATGCACGGGACGAACAGCGACGCCCCGGGCACAAACTTATCCCAATCGACCCGGATACAAACCCCGTCTGGTGCAAGGTCATGGAACCGTACTCTATTTTTGGAAAAGCGCGGCTGTTGTAGCCATAGCCTGTTCAGTTTCATCGTTCATGAATTCCGCGCAGTCAAGGACAAGTACATCGGTAGGCGGCAGGTTCATGGCGGTGCCTCGTGATAGCCGCATCTTGGCTTTGGTGGCTCTGGTGCGTCCGGTCTTCAACCCATCAACAAATCCAGCGTAGTTGATTTGCTGTGCCCCACACCACTCCTTGAGAGGTTTGGGGAGTAAATACAGCTTCTTCACGTCGTACTCGTACCGAGCAACAAATGTGTTGCCCCGAGGCGTAGCTTCCGGCACGATCAGATGATCAAGCCCGCTGGCTGCTTTGCGTGCATCATCGGTAGACTTGATACGCAAGATACTCCCGTAGTGTTCGGCCAAGTAGTTGGTGAGCACTTCTTCGGCATCTGCGTTCATCTCGCGCACGGTAGTCTGTGCAAGCCGCATCGCCCGCACCGACCACTCCACGATGGGTGCAATCTTCCAATCAATCAAATCGGCTTTCTTGGCTACCAACAACCCGGTTATGGTGCGAGACACCAGCGCAGACCAGAACCGATTCTCCGCCGACAGTTCCGCAAGCGCGTCAATCTTGCGTTGTGTGGCGTCTGCTAACTCTTTCACCGCCGCAAGATTGTTCATCACGTACTGAACGTAAGGCACACCGGCGTGGCCGTAGTTTTCCTTGACAGCGGTTGCAAACTCGTCTGTCTCTGACTTGGAAGAGAACGATACTTTCTCAACCCGGTATTCCAAGATCCGCTGCGCTTCAGCTTTAGGGAGTGCCTTGTACAGCGAGATACGCTCAATCATTGACGTGTTGCCGGTCGTGCCAAACAACGTTTTCCACGGCTTACCCCGCACCCTCTCGACGTTGCCTTTCGGCCCCATGCGGTTGCGCTGCAAACCACTTGGTAATTGATACGCCCAGTCTGACAAGTCTTGCGGCTTGGTGTTGGTCAGCTCGTCCATGTAGCAGGGCAAGTTCTTGTACACTTCAGCGCGGTTCATCTTTGCGTTGATCGTATCCCGTTCCTGCATCATCAACAGGTCAGGGTCGCCCCACACCGACGTGCCCGCCAACATGCCCGTGGTTTTGCCGTAGCCACTATCCTTGCTGTACATGTGAAACGCCGCTGCGTTGATGGGCTGAAACTCCATCAGCACGGCCCCAAACGATAAGCCCACCATAAACTGATGCGCTTCCATGCCGGGGCGGTTGTAGAACTTCATTGTCTCCTTCCAACCATCCAGCGTGCCTTTAGGCTGGAACCGAGGGAAAAGCCCTACCGTTGCACTGGACGGTGCATTGGCTTCGACACGATCTTTGTAGATGACCATGTTCCCTACAGCGAACGCTTCGCCTGTGTCATCCACCCACCCAAACTGTCGGCAGGCTTCTTCAGCCTCCGCCTTAAACTGCAACTCAGTAACCCACTTCATGGTGTACTCCATCAATTCTGCGACGTTGAGAACCGCTACACCCTGCATCGCAAGGCTTTTGCGGAATTCGTCTTTTGAACCAACTATGGTCAGGGGAACAGTGAACTCACGCACACCGTCTTTTGGCAGGTGTAGCCGCATAACCAGCAGCTCACCCAGTTCTAAGTCTTTTAATCTTCGTACAACGTACAGGTCGTTGAAGTAGACCAGCTTGTCCTTTGCGGCCTCTTCATCAACTTCCCCATCTTCGTTTACAACTTTCTTCCCGCGCTTGAATACTCCTCCCGATTTACCACGGAAAAACGGGTGCGGGTACTTGGGGATCACATACTGAATGGGTTCCGCGTTAGCAATACCAATCGGCTTCTGTACAACGATGTTGTCTTCTTCGCTGGCTTCTTCAACTTCACGCCCGAGGACAATGGGTGACTTGATTTTCCCCCAATGAGAACACGTGGGGCATACGTCGGGTTGAAACTCATTGAACCGCTCACACAGATACGGTCCTTTGATCAGCGCCGCCTTCGCGTTTGTAACCTGCGGGTCGTAGTTCGGGTGCTTCTCCGAGATACGATGTATAGCTTTGTCGTTGTCAACGCAAAACTTCGCAATCGACAGTCCTGCACGCCAAAGTGGCTCGGATATTTCCGCTTGGTTTGTTATAACTTTGGCTAGTTGTGCACACCCCTTGCCGTTGACGGTCTTCATCATGATCGTTCGGAACCGACTGACGTAGCTGCCTGCCAGCGCATCCATCATCGCATCCCGTTCGGCGGCGACAATTTTTGGCGCGCTGGTTATCACATCATTCAGGTTATCCGTGAAGACCAGTTTAGAGAACAAATCAAACTCAATCGGCGCACCGGCAGCTCCAACCATACAAACTTCTGTCGGGGGCTTGTCCTTGTAGTTGTGTGTCCCGGGTATACGCAACACCCGCGCTGCGTCTGCGGTGACTGCGGGGTCGGCTCGCAACCCCAAGGACTTGCATAGGCTCTTGAATTGATTCGCTACCGGTTGCCATTCGCTGCGTGGCACCGGGGATACCAACTGCCAGTACGCATGTATCCCGCGCCCTGAGTTGATAACCGTAGGGCGTGGCAGCTTCGATTGTTTACAGAAAAGTTGAAGGCCGTGCAGTGCCTCGCTTTGTGTTGAGTAGTCTTTAGATGGCCCACAGTCTAGGTCAAGGAAGAACGCTTTGAGTTGAACGACGTTATCGGCACCGCGAGAGCCTGCCGAATCAAATGTCCCCAGCGCAAAATACGCATCGTATGCTTCATTGTCCAGCCTGTGAGCAGCTTGGATCAGGGCGTCTAGGTCCGTGTAAAACTCCTGCTTCCTTGTGCGATCCCGCACAGCGAACAAGCAGAACGTCCCTTCGTCTCCCAGCATCGACCCCAAAAATGTTTTTGTGTCCATAGCTGCCATTCGTAGGTGTCGTGGTAACTGAAAAAAGAAAGGGTGGGGAGCGACCCCACCCTAAACTGGAACTCAGTCGTCCCACTCACCTACGATGTCTGCCAAATCCGATTTCTCCGTCGGTTCCGGCGCAGCAGACTTCTTCACCACCTTCTTGGGTTCTTCTACTACTTCTGGCTTGGCCTCCACCACTGGCGCGGCTTTGGGTTCAGGTTTAGCCTCCGCCTTGGGCGCGGCTTTCGCAACGGGTGCCGGTGCTGATTCCGGCGCTGCTTCGTCCGTGTCCATCTGGCTCACTGTCATGGTGATTGCTTTGATGGCATCGGGGTGCTCACGCAAGCCGATCACGGTCTTCAGTTCTTCATCGTTCAGCGGACGCACCGGCTTGAACACGAGCTTCATCTGACCAGCAGGATCAAAACGCATCTCCGTTACCACGCTGATCACATGCGTGTTATGCGCTTTGAGGTGCCGACCGTAGGCTTGCAGCGGCATCTTCTGACCATCCGAATCGCCAAACACGCTGGTAGCAGGCAGGTTGACTTGATATACCTTGTCATCTACACCGCTATCACTTGCCAGTGCCACGGCAATCCGTTGTGCAAAGCGGCATGCACGTCCATCACCCTGTGCAGCAGAGCCTCGGATATTCTGGGGGCAGTCTTTGCAAAACTTCGACTGCCGTTGATCCTCGGGCACTGCTGCATCCGGCGACTGTGTGTCGCTTGACCAACATGTGGGTTTTGACTTCTGGCCTTTGACGTAGGTGCCTGCGTAGAAGGTGCGGGACACGGGGGCTGCGTTTACGATCACAACTTGTAGTGCACGGTCTTCAGAGATGCGGACTTCTTTACCGCCGATGATTTCGCGGAAAACATTGCCCTCAATACTGATGCGGCGGCTACCGCCAGATCCCGCGATCTTATCGGTCAGGTTGTCCTCGATGCCTTGCAGCAGGGCCAAGGCGGACGACGATTGATTAGCAAACAGAGTCATAGCGTTCGACATGAAGTTCTCCTTAAAGGTCTTTGTCAGGGTTGCCAAGATCAAGTTCAAGTTGTACCGGGAGCTGGCTTGGCGTCGGCTCCTCGGTGGGGTTCTTCGTTACGGCTTCCATAATTTTGGGGATGCTGAACCGATAGGTGTTACCTATCCGTATGTACGTTTCTTTAGGAATGAGCCCCTGTCGGACCCACGCACGTACCGTTGAAATAGACACCGTGAAGTGCTTGGCTACATCTTCAATCGGCACGAGCCGCTCAAGCGTGCTCATTACTTTCTCCTTACTGTGATGGTGTACTCGCTGTCCACGTTCAGGCCCGGGGGCAGCGCGTCCGGGTTTGTTTCCAGAAACTGCTTCATGTTGCCTTGATGCAGACGCTTCTCCAGCAATTCGGGCACGTTGTGTTCGACCACGAACTTGCCCATCGCCTCCCAATCATTTGTCCAGTAGCGCGTAGACACGCCGCGATAAAACAAACCTTCGCCGGTTCGCACCGACTCCACGTTCTGCTCTTTGCAGTACGCCAGCAGCGCCGACTTGATTGTCGTCATCTGCTCCTTGAGCGCCTTCTCCTCGGCTTCGTACGCTGCTCGGAGTTCGCCCAACTTGCCGTTCATCTTGAGGTAAACCTTGACCAGCTTTTCAACTGGGATGGGGGGTGCTTCTTCAGTCACGTTGTTCTCCTTGGGGAATGGAATAGTCATTATAGTGGCATTTTGTGGTTTATGCAAGCAGCTCCTTGTAAAGATCAACAATTTTCGCGTGTACGTCGATTTTCTTATCCAATAAGTTGTAAACGTGTCTTTCTATACCTGAACCAGCAAGTTGAACCACCGTGGAAGGGTGATGTTGCCCGCTTCGATGCACCCGGGCGTTGGCTTGCGAATAGATTTCCAGTGACGCAGTTGGCCCCCACCACACCACCGTGTTGGCCGCAGTCAGCGTGACGCCATGGGCGGCAGCTTGGGGCTGGATGATCAGCACCCGGGGGTTAGCTTCGTTTTGAAAGCGTGTAAAGATGTCAGCGCGCTTACCTGCGGAAACGTCACCACTAATGATTTCATTTTCGTACCCGTCTGCGGTCAGCTTCTGGGACAGGATGCTGATGACGTGCTTGAACGGGACAAAGATCAACACCTTCTGACTTGACTCGTCGATGACCTCGGTCAGTACGTCGTACCGCTTGCTGATGTCAAACTCCAGTGTCTCGCCCGTATCGGAGTACACGGCACCACAACTGATCTGAAGGAGTTTGGACATGTTGACGGCAGCGTTGACCGACGTGATCTCTTCGCCTCCGGCTTGGATCACCATGCGTTTCTTCAGCAGGTCGTAATACTTCTGCTGCTGCTTGGTCAGCTCGACGTTGCGCCGGGTGTAGGTCATCTCAGGCAGGTCAAGGCACTCGTCCTTGGTATACCGGATGGCAGGTTGCAGCGCGTTGTATACCGTCTGTGTTGCGTTCTCTTTGGGTATCCATCGGAAGTTCGTCAACTTGGTCATCACCATGTCGCGGAAAGACGTGAAGTATTTCGGCACGCCTTGCGGATTGACCAGCTTTGCCAGCCCATACGCATCGAGCGGCGACTGTGCAGCGGGCGTGCCCGTCAACATCCAGAGCCACGTGTCCGCTTTGAGGAGGGAGTTGAGCACCTTCCAGCGTTTGGTCTGAGCGTTCTTGTAGGCGTTGGCTTCATCAACCACAATCAGATCAAACCCACCCCGTGCGATGTCGTCGGCGACGATCTCAACACCGTCATAGTTGATGATGACGAACTCGGCGGGGCCGTTGATCACGGCACGGCGCTTGTCCTTGGCACCATAGGCGATGTCCACTGAGCGGTGCATGGCAAACTTGAACAAGTCAGCACGCCATGCTGAGTCCATGATTGACAGCGGGCAGATCACCAGCACGCGTTTGATTCGGCCTGCTCGGATCAAGTAGTCAGCGGCCCAGATGACAGAGCCTGTCTTGCCGGTGCCTTGCTCATTCAAGCAGAACGCACGCCGGTTCATCGTGAGGAACGCAGCCGTGGTGCGCTGGTGATTGAAGGGTCTGTATTGGCCGGGCCAGTCGTAGCGCCCGAGGATGGGGGAGGGGACGTTCTTGATACGCAGATTGCGGAGCACTTGTGCTTCGTCGAGGCCCCAGTGAACGACAACCTCGTTACCGGGCAGCTCTTTACTTTTAGGAATGACGGTCGTTATCTGCTGGGGGTTGCGTACCCGCAGCAGCAGCGCCTTGTTATCTATAATCTTCATCAGTTCTCCGCAGATGCGTATGCGGAGCGGAGTGGCTTCCCCACTCGCTCGCGCTGCATCGAATCTTCAATGTAGCCGGTTACCCGGCACAGGTCAAGAGGGTTTTTTGCCGCCCGGTTCGCGCACGCTGTGACCATTGCGTGCCCGGTTTTTCGCAGGGGTCTGAAGGCGCAGGCCGGTCTTGTTTGACCCGCCTTTAGATAACATCTTCACGTGGTCGATGTCTTTGCCTTCACGCTTGTCTGCCGTCCCGTCGTTGTCTTTATCAAGAGAACTGGCATCCATTGCGCGACGCGCTCGCTGGCGTTCCATACGGTCGGCGTGTTCGCCACGGGCAAGCTGCTTTTGATACTCAGCCTTGTACGGGCGTGGTGATTTGGTGTAAGGCATAACTTACTCCACGATATGTTTTTGTTTCATCTGAGTGAGTTTACTCCTGACCTCGTGCATCAGGGAACCATCACGCAGCAAGATGTTTACGATTAGACCAGCAACCATTTGTTGAATTTTTCCACGGTCACGACTGTCCATGGTCTGTTCGGCCATACGCAGGTTCAACTGGTGGATTCGCTCGTCTTCGGTCGGATCGATCAGCCGCATCAGGGACATCACTACGCGCTTGTCTACCTCACGCTCCATCATCAACGCGAGAGTTGCGGTGTCTTGAGTAACTTCTTCCATCACGCTCTCCCATTATGCGGGCATGATAAAACGACGCAATGCTTCTTGCACAATCCTGACGTGCGAGGGTTCCATACGTTTGTCTCGTATGCGGCCTTCATGCGACCGTAATCGGTCAACCACTTCTCCCACATCTCGCCCTCACTGTTGCGGGTGTATTCGGCGCGGATGAACGCACCGGCCACCACAAACAACAACCCTGCCTTGACGTACAACACCTCGGGGAAGTGCTTGAATACGGCCAGCGACATCAACTCCAACTGGCCTTTGTCGGCGTACTTGGCGCTCTTACCTGTCTTGTAGTCAAGCACCCGCGCCATGCCCTCATCGTCAATGATGATCAGGTCAGCGATACCGCGCCACCACACATTGGGATCTTTGAACCCGCACGGTGCAAGATCAGCGGTCAGCCCCATCTCGTACTCGCATAACTTCACACCGGGCAGCTTGTTCAACTTGTCCAAGACATTCTGTGCGTAAGCAAACTCCGGCGGTAGCGGTTCACCTTCACGTATGTACAACTCGGCGGCTTCATGGAAACGTGTGCCATAGAGCAAGTGCTCAGCGTTGTGGTCTTCCTCAAAATCTTTGGCGACTTTCAAGTGATAAAACTTCTTCGGACATTGTTCAAATGTCTTAATCGACGAGAAGGACCATGCGGGTATAGTTACCATGAAGTTTTCACCTGATCCTCACGTATGGCTGCGATAGCCATCCGAACTTCGACGATAGCTTGATAGCCCGCCTCGATTGCACCGCGATGATCGTGCGAGAGCATTGCATTGTGTAATGCCTTCAATGCCCGCTCGGCCTGCAACACCGGGTGCGCGTAGTCCATGAAAACGTCAGCAGTCTCCATACGATTTCCCAACTCCTGATTCACAGTTAACCGGCAATCCCTTGGCCCAGTCAGGCACCCAACGCATCGACTCCTCGACGTAGGCCCGGGCGTCTTCCACGTCCACATCTCGCACGCACACGGCGATGGCGTCGTGTACAGTCAGCACCACCTTGTACCGCTTGTGGATACGTAACATCTGCTCAGCAATGATGCAGCGTGCGATGGCTTGGCACACGTTCTCAATTACTTTGCCCCCGTAAATGCGCGTGCGTCCCTTGCGGGTCTGATAGTGAAACTCGATACCCTTCTCACCCTCAGAAATTTTCAAGTCATCGTACCGCATCAGCAGCCCACTGGGTAGTCGTATCGCTGTCTCGGCAGGCACCACCTCCAACACTCCGGCCCGACCCAACGGTGCGGGGTCACCCCGTGACAAGTTGACCAGCACATTCTGGGCTTGTCGCCACAGTCGCGTGATGTTGTCGTTGGTGCGCCGATAGATGTCGATGATGCGTCGGGCTTCGTCCAGCTCCATGTCCACGCCAAACGTCTTTAGCTGCGCTTGGAACTTCACCGCCCCCATGCCGTACCCTGCACCGAGAATTGTGGTCTTACCGATGAACCGTTGATCTTTAGTAATCTGATCTTCAGCCACACCGTAGATCGCCGCTGCCATCTTTCTGTACACGTCCTCCTTGTTGGCGAACGCTTCCACCAAATCGTCCTGCTCGGCCAGCCACGCCAGCACCCGCGCTTCAATCTGCGATGAGTCTGCGTCGATCAATGTGTGCCCGGGCGGTGCGACGATGGCTTTCTTCAACTTGTTCGCATTCTCCCCACGGCTCGGCAGATTCTGCATGTTGATCTTGTCGTCCCCACCGAACCGACCTGTATGCGCAGCGTAGTAGCGGATGGGCACAGGCAAGTTGCCACGCGATGCGATCTCGATGAACCGTTGCGTGCGGGTCTCCTCCAGCGTTGACTTGTTACCCAGCCTAGCCGCAATGAGCGCCTGCACCCGCTCGTCTGGGTGCTCGGCCAACGCCTTGAATGACTCGTCGTTCTTGGCAAACGCGTAAGTCTGCTCGCCTGTGGCCGGACTGACTTTCATCGGCGGCTCCACCCCATACCCTCGCAGCAGCTCGGCAAACTTGTTATTACTCATCAGGTCCGCACGGTCCGCTGCACAGTCGAACAGTAGTCGTTCTTTGCGAGCAACCGTCTCGTTAAGATGTTCCTCCAGCAACGTCTTATTTAATTCAAGAACAGGCTCAATGAACATGCGCAGGGTCAGGTCGATGATCCGCAGCTCTTGCTTCGGAAACTTCTTAGACATCCTCTGGAACAACTTGTACGTCAGGTTCACGTCGTTCAAGCAGTAGTCCCCGTACCGACTCAAATCGGCCTCGCTGAAGTTCATGCGACGCTTACCGATGGCGTTGATGACCTCAGTCCCCTTCTCGCCTAACCCGTACCGCTCGACCAGCGCCTTAAGGCTACCCCCCACCTCTACCCCATGCAGGGCACGTGCCATGCACAGGGTGTCCAGCCAACCGCGAGGATGAATGCCGAAATGCCATGCGAGGATGGCACCGTCAAACATTGTGTTGTGCGCAAGGACAAACGAGTCGACCCAGTTGAACGATGTCTGCAACCACCGCTTAACGTCTTCGGGTTCTCCGCTCGCCCACTGCGCAGGTGTGTCGTTTACTTTCACACCTACGCCGATCACTTCAAACTGCGGGCTGCGTACGTACTCCTCGGTTGTGATCTTTGACAGTGAATAGTCCCTGTCGTAGTACGTTTCGAAATCAATCGTGATCAGGTCCATGATGGTGCTTCTTTCCGGATGGGTTTGTCCCACGCATCAACCGCAGGGGCAGGGGTGTCTCCGGCCATGCTGATCTGGTCGGGGTCGTATCGGGGGCGGCGCACGCGGAACTTGAAGAACTCACGCAGCTCCGGTTCGTTTTGCGCCAGCTTGCGTGCATACAGCGCACGGTAGTTGTTGTTTAACTTGAGTCCGTCGTCACTGATAGTCTGCACTGCGTGCTCATAGCGCAGCACCTCAAACAGCGCAGCGATCCCATACGAATCACGCCCGGTGCGTTTCAGTCGTAGGGCCATACCACGCAAGTGCGTGTACACCCACGGGTTGTCTGCGTCAAAGCGCAGGAATTCCCGCTCGATACGATCATCAAGCATAGCGGTTCTCCATCTCGTTCAGTTTCTGTATGTAGTGCAGTGCTTTGTTTCCATCGTCGTCCCCTTTACGGCCTTGGCGCATCGAATACTTGATGATGTTGCCCTTGAGGAATCCGATGAACTCTTCGTGCGTGAGCACAGCCTCCATCACCGTCCACGGCTGCACCGCCATGTCTTTGTAATGTGAGCCACCCACCTGCGTGTCATCTGCTTTGGCTATGATCTCAGCCAGCGTCTTCTCTACCATAGCGCCTCCTCCACATCATCCGGCGTTGCGTGTTTTTTCTCGTGCTTGCGCCCCCATTTGGCTAACTCCTTCGGGTCCACTTCCCCAAAGGGCCATGCGGGATACGGCAAGGATGCGTTCCAGCGCATCTTGGAGTCGGCTATTTGCTGCGCTGGCTCCGGCAAGGGCTTGTCTAAGTTGCTCATTCTCATCCTTCAGTTGTTTGTTTTCGTGCTCCAACTCGGCCACCATCAAATCAAGTTCGATTTCATCCTTCATTGTCATTTGCGCATGCTCCGCAAGAACATCGCAACCTGCGTCGTTGCTACTTCTATCGCTGCATTCCACCCGGCAACGTATGCGTCGTTTGAATTGGCTTGGCGTTGGGCTTGCGTCTTCATGCCATCGATGAACCCACGCTCGTACTCGGGGTCCAGTTTGTTGTCTTCTTGGTTTTCCATCAGCGGCCTCCAGCTTTACGGGGTGTGGTGTTGAGAAGTGCAGTCTGCAAACGATCCGCATCGCGGTCGTTGTAAAGCGGTGGGCGAGGCGTGTACGCCCAGCCAATCTTTACCTTGCCTGTGTCGTAAGGCGGGTTTACCCGACCCTTGGGCTTCTTCATAGTGAGTTGATCCACGGTGTAACTCCTTCTAGGTTGTCTTCATTAACGACCAGCACTGCACCACCTTGGGCGGTGATGTCAGATAGGTTCTTCTGTTGCAGCGGAGTCGGTGTGTTCCTCCCCGCTTTGCATTCGATGGCAAAAAACTTTCCGTCGTAGCACCCTACGATGTCAGGCACCCCGCTACTGCCGTATCCACCCGTGACGGGGTAGAAGTAATAGGCACCGAGTGTCTTGAGTTGCGCGACAACTCGTCGCTTGACCTTGGCTTCCGGGGTCATGTGTTCTTCTCCTTTAGTTTTGCCTCTATTTGATCAAACAGTTTTCTTGTGTAGCCCTTAATTGGTGTATCACCCCACGGGCCGATGATCTCTTTGATCTCCTCATCCGTCAGCCCGACCCACTTCACAACCTCTACCGGGTCTTTATCTACTCTGTCGTCAAAACATGAACATCCTCGTTCCCAACACTCTTTGCTAACCAGCATGATCCCTCTCCTTGATGTCATAAAACCAATCATCCCCCGACGCCCATTTCCGGGTGCCGTCCACAGTCCAAACGGTTTTGGCTGCTTGAAAGTCTGGGAATTTTGTCTCGGCAGGAATCAAACTTTGGTCGTACCACAAACATC